CACCCCTTCCGGACTCATACAAATCCTCATTTTCTAATTAAACATATTTTTGGGGGGGCGAGGGTCCCAGGAGAGGCCCGCGAGTCTTTCACTCCCGCCGGTAGCATTTACCTACTGCATTTCACGAGGGGTCCATTATCTGGATCTTCGTTGGGGAGACCGACAAAGGGGCCGCTAATCCAGAACCGTGATTGTTACTCTTGAAGAGTCACGGGCTGAAGTGGCGGCCCCTGTCCACAAACTACTCAGAGTGGTAGTCATGGAAGTGTTCGCTTCGGTTATAGTCACACGCCATAGCAACACGGAGCCATTGTTCGTAGTGGTCACAAGATCCGACTGCAATCTTTCGAAAATGAATGTAGGGTTATTGTTGGTCACTGAATACATGTCTCCAGCTGTTGCTGTGAATGCTGTTAAATTCGTAGCTGAACACGCCAAAAGGTAAACTCCTGGCCTTCCGAACCAAATGGTGTCATTCTTAGTTCGGGTGGAGTCGAACCCAAATAAATAGGCGCGACTGCTTGGTGGAGCCCCTGCAGTGATGATGCAGGAACTGGCAACAGGAATCTGTGGGTTTAAATCCACAAAGCCCATGGTGCCAGTTGCTCCAAAGTTGCCCCAGCCATTGTTTTGATACTGGTTGAGGGCATTTGTTGGCTGGATTAGCACCGCGGCTCCGGGCGAAGCCAACGCCAAGGTCGGCGCGTAGTAGGGCTCATAAAGGTCCACTGTATAGTGTACCCAAAGCTCTCCTAGCGCCGTCCCGGTTGGAGCTGAAAGCCCAGAGGTAGCGACGTAAAAGTCAGCCAAATCCGTTAACTGCGTCTGCGCGTTTACAGACGGGTTTCTGACCCAGCGAACTGGATTAGGTGCAGCGCACTCTATCCCGGCATAAATGCCATTGGACGGTTTCGCGGAAACTGCTCCGGAGAGTGACTCCATTGCAGTCTTCGTACCTGGTGCGGGCGCGATCGGATTGTAGTTCGGCGCCAAAATAATCGTGCCCAGAGCCGTCCCCGCAGCATAATCGCTGGAAGATGACCTGAACTCGAAAATGAGTTGCCGAAACTTGTACTTAGCGAATCTCTGAGCGATTGGGGCCAACCAAGGGAAGGCTGTCTCGTCTCCGGGATTCAACAGAAGTGTGCGCTGCACGTTATAAACGGAAGCGCTGGCAGGTGCGAGAACATCTGCAATGAACTCGCAATGAGAAATCGTGCGGGCCGTATTAGGGTCCATACGTGGCACACCACCGGCTTTGTGAACAATATCGTTTAAAATGTAGTCCCCATAACCAGTGGCTATAGATAGGCCTCTGCCTACTTGTGACCCAAGGGCTGCGCCCTTGGGACCGCCAAACGCGCCGCCAATAGCGCCACCCGCTGCCTGAAATGTCCCACGGGGTAACATTGATAGTACCCGGTGGGCCACCTCCTTCAGTGTGTAGGCGCCCTGTCCTTTAGCGACGAGTTGTTGTCCTTGGAAGACCGTGTTATTCTTGGTCTTCCGCTTAGGTTGCTGCTTCTTCGCAGCCCCCTTCATGCTTGCTCTACGCCGAGCGGTAGAGTGAACTTGCAGGCCAAAGCCCAGCGAAGGATCTCTCCTTGCAGGGCGCTCGGCAGGCCGTCCAACTCATCAACCAGCGCACAATAGTGTGCCGGCGTGCGAACCTTCAGATTGGCGTAAGTTGCCACCATCTTGGCCCAAGACTGTGGGACCACGTGCGGGTTCGTCTCGTCCGAGCTGTCGTAAAACTTGCTGCAGAACGTGAATTGCTCGCCCGTAGCCGGGAAAGTCTCAACCTCACGAGTAGTGAGATCACACGAGTTGTAGAACTCCAGCATTGCTGCTGCGTCCTTGGTCCATTCTAAACAATCGTCACCCAAGGCCACGACCTCCTCGGCACCAGCAGCAAACGCAAACAATATGCGCATGATGCCATTTCCGAAAGAAGTCATGAAGGTGCCCGAAGGCATCATTCCAGGGTTCGAACTGTTGTACAAACGGTATCCGACTATATAAGTGGGTCGTGCTGAGAATACAGCCCAAATTGTCGCCAGATGAAGAAATGCGGAGCGGAGTTCCTCCGGTCCGTCACAGCGCATCCATATAATCTTCGGGACTTCGTCCAAAGACTCCGCGCTCACACGCCGCTCCCAACCACTAACATCGCTAGCGGTGGGACCGACACCTCTTCTTTTCGATAAGGCCCTCACCTTTTGAGTGATTGCCAACGAATGTTCCATGGAACGCCCAAAACCAACCATGTTAGAGTTGCTAGGATAACAACTCTTCTCATTGCTGGAAAACTCGTGAAAGATAAATCTCTCAACGAGCTGGTCGACCAAGGAAATTGCCATGATCAGCCTGGGTGTGGCCACCTTCCGCTTAGGATGCATCTCACCCTTTACGAATGGCCTCACAGGGTCTCTCAAACCCCAGGCGACGGCGAGACGAGGGTCTCGCTTGATTTGCTCGAGCTCGTCTCCAGTGAGAGCTTCCCACTTTCCGATCCGCTCGCAGGCGGTGTCAACGATGAGTCGCTCTTGTTTGCTGATAACGTCTCTGTTGGTGGCGCCAAATTGGCACCACGGGAAACCGGGATGGGCATCTTGGGAAACCTCTGAGAGGCGGCCACTAAGATATGCTTTCCGGCTTTCTGGTTCCACACCACGCGCAAGTGTCCGGCTTGGACTCCATCGTGAGATAGAAGCTGCCGCCTTTCCTCTAACCTGTTCAACTCTTCCTGAGGGGATAACCGCTCTCTTTGTGTTGTGGTAGAAGTGGAGGCTTGCAAGGGTAGTTTCTTCGTCCCTTTTGGGGAGGGCGAAGTCACTGGTCTCACTCCATCGGCTTTTGGCATCGCGGAGTTCGTCTGTTTCGTAAGGCTCTGAAGCTGCGCTAAAGAGTGGCTTAACGAAGCCAACTGGGATAAGATTTCCGTCGGCTTCACCTCGGGTCCAATAGTAGTTCCCGAGTCGGTGGGCGATGGAATCGCCAAACCTACCAACGAAGTCAAAGACACCGCTGATGGCTGCGCCAATGCAGGCTCCGGCTTGCTGGAGCCCGCTGTAGGGTCCACAGCCGGCGCAGGTGGTGTTGCCACCGGCTCCGGCTGAATTTCGGCGACACCAACGGGTTTAACACCTTTAGCTTCGCTTACTTCCCTCTCTTCAGGCACAGTCTGGATCTCCGCTCGCTCAAAATGCTTGTTATGCTTCATGAACTTTGCGGCATCCTCGTTTGCCTGCATGTCACGGCCATAGGCCCTAACGCCCCTGGCTGCTGCTTCGTCGAAGTCGTATTTGTCGGAAAAACCGTAAGTTTTCCGGGCGTGCTCATCGAACTCGTCCTTCTCCCTCCAATTCTTCCGTCCACCTCCGCCTTCGTCGTCGTACTCCTCTTCGAAGTCGATATCATCTTCTCCAGAATAATACCCTTCCTTTTGCTTAATGATGCGGTATCCGTCGTCAATGACTCCGTTCCTGACCAACACTTGCCGAAGATCTACACCATGGTTGACCGTGGCGCCGTTTTCCTCGGTACACCCAAGGTGTACTCCGTAAACTGTACTCTGACCGCTATTGGTGATCGGCGAACCTGACCACCCAGCGACTGTTGATGCCTTATGAATAAATCCATAGCGGGCAAACTCCTTAGAAGCACCGGTAATAATTCCCCAAGAACCGAAATACCCAAAGGTTTTATCCTTAGGGCAAACGGGTCCGGATGAACTCACCTGCATGTTCTTCTTAAGACGCGCTGTGTCGATTTTGGCAGGGGCCAATGAAGTCCCCAAATCCGCACGAACATTGCTCATGAAAGCTGGCTTGATGAAACACCAGGCCATGTCGTTTTCTTTGTCCGTCTCAAACTCGGGCGCATCAAGCACCTTCATCTTTTCGGGCCAGTCCAAAGCGGCGGCCACTTTCGTGGCACGCTCGCTGACGTGAGCAGCTGTTACCAGCAACGGTTTGTACTGTCCGTCTTTTAAAACATTCAATACAACGCCGGTGCCACACAGACGATACCCACTGGGAGCATTACTCTCTGGTGCTAAAAACACCACCGCAGCGCGCCTAATGGCGGCCTTGTCATTCATGTTGTAAACCTGAGAACCTGGTTGCACTGCTTCCAGGGTGCTCTTGAGTACCTGATCGTCGATGGAACAAGTCCCATCTTTCGACATGCAAACTAACTGTTGTCCAATAATCAAAACCTGAGGGGCCTTTGAAATGGCGTATGCCCACCAAGCTCCGAAAGTCATCTTCTCCCAGTAGTGTTGTCCAAGCAAACACACAGCCTTAAAGGCGGTGCATGCAAACTTAATGCAACCATAATACAAAGGCGAAATTGCCAAAGTAATAGCTGTCGCATAATCGGGGAAAGCTGCAATAGCCCTCCGATTGGACTCAAGCAAAAGCAAGAAAGCCACCCAAATTGCTTTGAGGTAGTTCCAAACCATTAATGCACAGAACTCGCAGTAGTACCATATAAAATAAAGTACGTTCCCTAACTGCGTAGCAAGAAAATTCAACACGCGCATGCAATCGCTAGTCACACCCGGGGCTAGCCAGTAGGCAAAATCCCGGATGCTCCCAAAGAAAGCATTTACGCAGCCGACTACAGAGTAATCACCTCCGTCAACAATGTCACAGCCAAGATAAAAACTATAATTGTCTCCAATTACGCATTTATCCGGCTTCGGTTGCTGCATAGGCGTAAACCTATGAAACTTCTTCTGGACGTTGTAGTAGGGGCCGGCGTGAACCGACTCCAACTTAAAGTTGGGCCTTGGATAGGCCACATGGTCAGCTTGGCTGTTTAGTACATAGGGGCCCAAAAGGGACCCAATGAATACCGCCATTGATGTGCTCGCCCCGGGGAAAACCATGGGCGAGGGACGTGAGGGAAAGCAAAAGCTCTCCGATTGAATCTCAAGGTCAGATGCCGCAGTGACAGGCAAAGCACACGACAACATAATTGCCAATGCAAAGCCCCACTTCATGCGAAACAACTTTCCGTCCTTCTTCTTCCTGTAAGTGACCCGAGTCTCCACAAGTAGAGGTTCAAGGTCATCTTCAAATTCTGTGGCGGCCACGTTGATGCAGCGTTTAGTAGCCTGCACATCGTGTCCGCCCATGGTGCAATGGCGAGGCAGGACTGGTATTTCTGTCACTGTCTTGCATATGATGCCATCTGCGTCGCGCTCCAAAGAGCACTTCTTGCTGTCACACGCGCCCGAGACAAGGGTAAACCCAAAATCTGGCACGTGGCACTTTCCACCATTCTCCTCAACGAATCCGGGACTGAGCTGCAAAACTTCTGCTGGCACAGTACCATATTGTCGGGAAATCTTCGTCGTCTTCATCCCCTGTTCAGTCATGTGACTGATAGTCTGTTTCATGTACAGGGGCTTTCTGATCTTGTTGCGGAAACGGTCGGTCAACGATACAAATGTCGTCCTCACGTTCCCACACAGTTTCCTGATGCCTCCTAGCGATAATAACGGCTTGAGAGACATCCTGGAGGGACACTGAGACACTTTCGTGCTTGCGTCCCCCGAAGGACCCCCGGCTCCGCCTTTCGGCGGTTCCGGGGGGGTCGGATCAACGGTTCCGGAGCTGCCCACGGATGCAGCTACAGTGGCCAGAGTCAAAAACCCTGCCCAAAGTCCGGGCCCGTTGCCCGAAAAACCAGCCGAAGCCGGTAAAGACGCGCCGTCAGGCGACGTCTGGTGCTGGGGCGCTACCCCAACTTTGCTTGCCCCTCCCTGGGGGCGTGCATGGCGCCCG